TCATCCATAAGCTCACGGGTAGAACGGCAGACTTTGTCATGGCAGAGCAAAGTCATAAGTTAGTTTAGGTAACATTTCGGATATAACAAGCGTAGCGGGGCATTCCTAATAATGGAGCACCGCAGCTAAAGCATTACAGGAGCCATTCTGTTGAGTGGCTTCTGGTGGCTCCCTATAGGCTCTCTGAGGCTGTCTGGGTGCACGTCTATACCTGAACTCGAAATTTGTTATACTTACCCGACAGGGTCCCTCACCCTGAACGACGGCAATTGCCCCCATAGGGGGTGCCTAGCGTCAATTTAGGGGGGGGGGGGGCACTAGTGCAGCCGCCTAGTGCGCACCAGAGGGCCTGAGCGGGCCTGTGCTGCGTTCTAGGGCTATCGCTAGTGCTACCCTACGGCTATCACTGTGCGTTCACTATGGCGCTTCCTGTGCGCTCTATGAGGCGCTAGGGCGCGCTCTGCCTTGCTTATTTTGCGGGCCTATAGTGGGCCAGCTAGTGCGCTCGCAGTGGGGCCATAGTGCAGCACAGGGCTATTACTAGTGCGTACTAGGCTATCCACTGGCTATCAATAGTGCTTTACATTGTGTCGATTATATGCTACGCTGCGCGCTCCCCACTAGGGCGCACATCCCCACCCAGCACACTCCAGCGCTATCCCTTTGCTCTTACTTTCATTCGAAAGCTAATACGAAATGATGTTACAGGAGTAGGAGGGTTTTAGGGCACTATACATACTACTACTCACTATGCACTCACTAGTATGTCCCTGTGCCTACGCAGTAGGCTGACATACCTACATAGTCACCGCATCACTCCGTGCCCTTACACTGCGTACGGGCACTGCGTTCTGCTCCATGTAGTATTAGATAGTGTTAGGTAGTATTGGCTAGATGTGGCTAGTAGTGGCTACCCCTAGCATGGCCCTAAGTATTTGCCCTGCTTACCCTTTTTGCTCTCAGTGATAAAAAGTTGAAAATATTACTTGCTTCTTTTGGTTCAATAGGGCTATAGTTCAATCACCGGGAGGCACTGAGGCGCTAACCGGGGCAGAGTCGGGAGGCTCCGCCGGATTAAAGCTAGATAGTGTGAAGGGTTAGATACTCGATAAAAAGAGTTGACACCGCGAAGGACATAAGCTAGATTGAATCCAAGCAGTACGGCAGGATAGTGATTGCACAGGCCGCTAACTAGGACAATCTCCACGTGGCAAGTCACCACAGGGCGCTGTACCATGAACAGATGACTTAAAATAAACGCTTGACAAGTTCGGATTCACCTAGTAACTTAGATAGCAAGCAGTAAGCTGATTTGCGGGGAGGCCCAGTACCTTGACTGGTACGATGACGACCCATCCCCTAGACAATCAGCAGTAGTGAAGATGTAACGTCAAGAGCTGAGACGACAAACGGCTGGGGCGCTGAGGCGCTGCCCCTTAAAAGAATAGCGCCGAGACCTGAACCGCAGGTTCCACGGTAGTGCAGTGGGTAACAAGGTTAAGATTAAGCGTCATCCGTGCTGGGGCAGTGATGCCACCTACGGGGAAAATGGCGCTTAACATTAACTTTGAGGGGCACACAATGAAATATCGTGAGAAGTTAGCGCAACAATTCGCTGGGCTGGAGAAGCTATCCGGTTCCGAGTTGAGAAAGCGCCGGGATGCACTGAACCGCTCCGGGTATATGCGGACAAAACAATCCGCTACATTCAGCACGAACGTACGCGGTAAGACCAAAACAAAGGGCAGCAGCAAAGCTCCGCAAGGTTGGTACACTGCTGGACAGTTCGGACACTAATTACAGCCTATAACATCCTACGAGGTGCTATGTGAAGTAATTACCTAAACAACCAATCAACGAGGTGTATTATGACCAACTCAACTGGTAAAGTATTTAAACTCACCGCCGCAGGTAGCATCCGCAAAGCGCTGGGCGACGTAGTGGAAGCAAAGCGCAATATCACTATCAGTGCGCTCTTTCACGGGCTGGTAAGCAGTAACGTTTCCTGGGCTACGGATATGCAGCGCAGTGATGCCGCTGATTTTGATATGGTGCTGCGTACTCTGCTGCCTATCAAGTTCAACAAAGAGACTCAGCGCTATGAGTTCGCCGCGAAGAAGTGCTATGCGTCGGCTGAGAGGTTGGGCATCGAACTGGACACTATGCGTCTGGACTATAAACAAGCTGACAAGCAGGGCCGCGAAGTGATTGTAGCCAGCTTTTATAGCTCCTGTATGGCTCTGTACGCCGCTGAGGCGGAGCAAGTGAAGAATGATGCGCTGGATGCCGATGCAGTGCGCTTGCAAGCGCTGGGGCGCGTTAAAAACGCCATCAAGAAGGCCAAAGAGACTGGTGTAAGCGACTCTGATTTGGTGAGTATGCTCATTAGTCAAGGTGTGGATGTACGCGCTGTACTGGATGCGGCTGAGGTGCTCAAATGATGCCCCTATTCAAGTGCAAGTACTGTGGTAGGGTTTACCGCGGTGAGCCGGACCGCTGTACTAATGACGATTGTCCGGGTAATGGCGGAGGTGCTGGCGCGGCTCTAGTTATCAAGTGGTGGGCCTTGTGCCCTGCGGCGAACGATTCGGACGCCTTCGACAGCCCTACGGATATCCGCTATAGCCCTTGGTTTTACTTGGGTTTAGGGGACAACGTATAGCGTGATTTCTCATAGGGTATTCTAACGAGTACCCTAGAGGGCAATCATGCCAACTAAAAGGAACAACGCTATGGCTACCAAATTACAGGTTGTGTATGTCCCAGATTCAGCAACAATTCATACGGGTTTTCTGGTGTGCGCAGTACACCGGGACTTGACCCCCGGCAAGACTTATAGCGCGCGGCGCCCTGAGTTTGGCGAGCAGGACCCGCATGGACTGTATGTAGCACACAATGATGAATTGTGGATTGATGCCGACGATAAGGGGGACGTAGTAGTCACCCGTCTAGGTTACGGTTTCCAACCGGTGCAGTAGCAAGCCTATAGCGTCCTACGGGGCGCTATGTGAATGCAACTGGCGTATGAGGTTTCATATGAAAGCAATACTGGTTTATCCGGGCCATGAACTCTGGCCCGTGTGGTGCAATCGGGTGTACGATAAATACAATTACACTGTGGTTATATTCTCTGACAAGGACACTAATCAGGAATCCCCTTTAGAATTTGTGGATACCTACACCGAAATGGCTGCCAGCACTGTGCTGGACGCCGTTAATCTTGGCATCATCACCGATTGGAGACAATTCTATGGTTAACGTATTCAACATCATTGTGACCAGCGCTATGCTGGTGCTGGGCAATGACGTAAACAACCCGGTGCCCTACTGCACAGTGCAGTTGCAGCAACCGGCGGCGCAGGAACCGCAGCCGCGCCCTGAGTATGACCTCTTTGAGGACCCCGAGGGTGGTTGCAAAGAGCTGGGCGCGCGTATCCTTGCGGCGGTGCAGGAGCAGTACCCGGACGCCGCTGTGATGCTCACTGTGGACGGTAAGAGCAACAACGATATCTGAGGTAGGGTATGCACGGAAAGAATCCTGAGACGCTGCTAATGCGTAGGCAGCAACCAACAATCGACGGGCTGGCGCGGGAGTGCAACGCGAGGGCAGCACTGCGCCAGCACTATGAGAAGCAAGCAAAGCGCTTGGGTATGAGCCTGCGCGGGTACTGCCTGCGCTTTAATGTACGAGGTGTAGTATGAAGTACGACGTGTACCAAGAGACCTATAGCGGTCTGTATTATATCATCCCTTTAGAAGTGGCAATTAATGAGCGCCGCATACTTTTAACCTCTGCGGGATTAATGCGGAGCAGTTACCGAGCAGGTGACGTTATTACCTCTCCGGCTTTTGTATTGGTGGCACGAAACTGCGTGCCTAAGAGAAGCCTATGCTCACAGTAGACGAAACCGCGCTGCTGTGCTGGCGCTTGCTGGAGACGCAGGGCAAGTGCGGGTGCACTTGGGAAACATTCAAAGAGGTCCCTAATGAACTCAAGCAAATCATACCAGTTGAGCGTCGATTACTCAGAGTTAGAAAAGAGGGTATTGGCACTGTTCTCACAACCTACCGGGAGTATACAGAGCATGCCGCGCGGCAGTTGCAAGAGCATATTGCATTTGATGTGGTTGAAGCACTGCGGAGGCATGGCTACCGCAGAGCTTTTACGCAATTTAGGGCCGCGGTCCGTGCCTACTACAAGCAACGACAACTCGCTGCGTGGTACGCGCGCTGATTGCAAGAGCACATCGAATTCGAGGTGGTTGCAGCACTACTACGGCGCGGCCATCGCAGAGCATATGAAAGTTTTAGGCGCGCAGTCCACTCGTATTACAAGTGGTGACAACTCGCAGTGCGGTGTGCACTCTGAACTCTTAGTGCACGACGAAGTTCTATTAACTCAGGAGCAAATGAAAATGCAAGAAACTAACATAGCACCTATCGAATGGAAAGTAGTATTACCGGAAGGTGCAAACGCACTGCCAATTAAATGTTCGATGTATTCCAGCGGTGATTACTGGACCCCGTTCCAGGACTTGCAAATGCAAGGTGCTGACCACCCTCACAATGAGGGCCCACTGCAGGCGCTTATGGGTCTACGTACTGTAGGCGCGTACACCCCGGGCTTAGAGGTGACTATAGGCGGGATACTGCACCCAAAGTATCGTGAAGTAATGATGACTCGCGGCCCGTTGCAAGAGGTGGACTTGTACCGGTCCGGAACTTTCTACGAACTCTTTGCTCCGGCGCGAATCACTATAGACAGCAAGTTCTGGGAACGCCGCTGCGGCTTCTATGAGGGCGATGATGTAGTGGTTGAGCGCGTAGTTGCTAGTGTAGAAGAGTTCACCGGTTATAAGGTGCACAAGCAGGCCGTGCAGTTATTCGAACGAATTATGCTTGCGCCAGAAGAGCGTCAGCGCCGCTTATACACTGGCTACGATTACGGTAGCCACATCCGTGATGGTCAGGCTGCCGCGCTGCTCATGAAGTTGCACGGTTTCGTAGTGTCTAGATTCGCCGTGCCTTTGGGCTTTGGTTTCCGCAACGGAGAGCCCATCGTGATGCTAGGGCAGCCGAGGATGCACAAGGACTTCGCCGCGGTTACTGAGTACCGCTGCGTAGAGATGCGTGTAGGTAAATGGCTCGCTAACTACTACGGAAACGGGGTAGACTTCCGCGATGCTATCGAAGACCTCAAGGCTATGAACGTAGAGCCTACAACGTACCTGTGCAAGACCGAGCAGGAATGGTATGACGCCTATGAGAACGGCCCGAGTAGCTGCATGAGCGGGTACCCCTTTGAGCATAGCCCTGTGCGTGCGTATGCTACTACCAGTCACGGGTTGCCGGATAATGGGCTGCGTCTGTTCATCCAGTACACCGGGGAGCTGTTTGGGGACGGCTTCGAAGTGCAGGCACGGGCAATCGTAAAACCTGAAACTAAAGAGTACGTTCGTGCTTACGGCAACGCTGCGGGTGCAATCCTGAGGGGGCATGGGTACACCAGAAATTCCGAGTGTCTCGAAGGGGTGCTACTGGCGCGTATACCCCACCTCAGCCACAGCGGCGCGGTGCTGATGCCGTACCTCGATAGCACCCAGTGCGGAGTAGATGAACATGGGGAGGACGCGTTTGTAATTCGTGACGCTTACGAGTACGAGGCGCAAGAAGCCGATGGATACATCTACGTCGGTACAGAATATGCTCGGTGCTGCTGCTGCGATGGGCGCTACTCCGTTGATGATATGCATGAAACCGCCGGCGATGAAATGGTCTGCGACTGCTGCCTCGAAAAGGGGGAGTTTGTATACGTAGTTGGGCGTGAGGGTCTGTATAATCGATGGAGTTGCACTTGGTCTGATTACCACGACGCTTATGTATACGACGGGGACATTGAGCACTGTTCGGTAGAGGGGGTAGTGCATGACCAAGAAGAGCTGGTGTTTGCACAGGACCGGCAGGTGCTTATTGAGCATGCAGAAGAACACCCAGTGCACGGGTTAATTCTCACTGAGCATGCGGCTGATTGCCTAGGCGAGAAGTACCTAGGCAACGACGATGAAGAAGAAGTAGAGGAGGCAGCTTAATGTTCTTGAATCCGCACGGGATTGATATGCAGCTGCTCTTGCAGATACTGCAAACGCACCGTCCTAGCTGGGCGAGCACTAAGTGGTTTGAGCCGCTGCTTATGCAGGCGCTGGGTAGTGGTATGCACTACGTAAAGGACAAGCACGGGAACTACTTCGTGCTGGTGGGGGACTCAGAGCAAAGTGACGTAGCGTTTACGTCTCATCTCGACACAGTGGCGCGCGCAACCAGTGCTGCGCCGGACGTCGGCTGCACTAACAAGGGCGTGCTGTTCGTAAAGAATCCGCAACAAGCTGACTGCTTGGGGGCGGACTGCGGTGCTGGTATCTACCTGATGCTGGAGATGCTGCGGCGTGGTGTGCACGGACGCTACTGCTTCTTCGTGGATGAAGAGGTAGGCTGCGAGGGTAGCGCTGCATCAGTCAAGGATGACTCTGGATTTTGGACTGGGGTCAAGGCGATGATTAGCTTCGACCGCCGCGGCGACGGTATCATTACGCATCAAAGGTATATGCGCTGCTGCTCTGACACCTTTGCCAAGACCCTAGCAGAGCGCCTGGGACGCACGGAGCAGCACTTACAGAGGGGGGTGTACACTGACTCAGCTGAGTTCGTTGGCATCATTCCTGAGTGCACCAACGTCGGTGTAGGGTACATGCACGAGCACACCCCGGATGAGATACTGGACCTGAACATCCTGGGCCGGGTGCTTGAGCGGGTACTACAAGATGGCACGTTATCGCACCTTCCGATTGAGCGGGACCCGAAGGTGGTGGAGCCAGACCAATGGCTCTCTGCCTCGACGCTCAGTTTACGGCAACCGTGGGACATGCCTCCGGACGAGGACCCGCAACTGTTAGCTGCGTTCCGGAAAGTGTCGCAGCTTTCTAAACAACAATTGATTAGCTGGGTACAGGAGAATCCAGAGAAGGCGGCGGAGTACATAATGGTGTTCTCCGATTATGGCTTCAAAGAAGAACTGATTGAACTGGGCACCCGAGTCGTAGAAGACTGGGGTGGATACGATAATATTGTGGAGGGTTGATTATGTCTAAGTTTAAAGTTGGTGATAAAGTTGTTCGCAAAGCACACGAAAACACTTCGTCGTTCAAGGCGTACCAAGGGGATTTTGCTTACTGCGTAATTACAGATATAACTACAAGCGGCCACTGGCTGCAGTTGGATAACGTTACAGATGGGGGAGCCGACCCCTACCCGTGGTACGCCGATAACTTCGAGTTGTACCAAGAGCCCGAGGACGAGGAGCTGCCGCCGGTTCAAGCCAGTGTAACCTACATGAACTCCAAGCGCGATTCTGGAAATGACCAGCGCCTAGTTCTTGAGAAGGATAACGGGAGCGGGGAAGGTTTAATGTACATCGGGGTAATCCCCCGTAAAGGAAGTACTAGAGCCCAGGAAGAGATTGGGATTAACATCGACCCAGATTCAGCTCTGCAGTTGGCACACGACCTGCGCCGCATGGCTATGGATATCAAACGTAAGGGGAAAGCACAATGAAGGCTGTTAATATTGTAGTAACTGACAAGGGACGCAACCCTGCTGCAGCGGACTTAACCTTGAACAAGATTTACCCAGCTATCCGTTCCGAGGTGGGTGAATACGTCATGGGGTCTGTTAATTACTTCACATTCTACGAGCTTGTAGATGACGTGGGGGACCGCTGCGGCATCTACGAGAACTACCAAGGGATAGTGCTGCACGAGGTGCCGTAATGGACCAGCCCTGGCTTAGAGCGTGCAAGCGCCTGGCCGTGGGGCAGAGGGCGCGCTTTCGGTGCTGCGGCAGGGACGCCGCCGGGGTGCTCTACAATAACCCGGATGCCTGGGAATACTATTGCCACCGCTGTAAACAGGTGGGCAAGGAGCGCAAGCAGTACCAGCGCATACAGTTACAGGAAGAGCCGAGGGTGCAGCCCTCTGCACCTGCAGATGCAATTTGCATTAGCCAAGCGCCTGCGGAAACGCAGAGTTTTCTTTACGGATTCCTGACCACAAAGGGAATCATGCCTGAAATGGTGGAGGATGCAGAATGGAGCAAAGAGAAACAGCGGATAATCTTCCGTGTCGGAAGCGCTGCTATGGGCCGTGCAGTGCATGCCCGACAGCAACCGAAGTGGGTAATGTACGGCCAGCCAATAGCTTTCGCTGTCGCGGCACCTGCCGTAGCACCGGCTGTAGCTGCGGCCGCACCTCTAAAGGTCGTGCTCACCGAGGACTTACTCTCAGCCCGGAAGATACAGCACGCAGTTACGAGCTACAGTGCGTTGAACGTGCAGGCTATAGCTATGCTGGGTACACGCTTGCCCACGCCGCTGAGGGCTTGGCTGATTCAGAATCGCCCGGAAGTAATTCTGATGCTGGACAATGACCCGGCAGGGCACGCTGGGGTAGCAGCAGCACGTCGAGCATTGCGCCCGTTCATGCAGTGTCGTGAGCATTACTTCGCTGCGGACCCGAAGGATGCAGAAATCAAAGAGATTCTGGAGGCTCTGTAATGGGTATTTGGATTCTGATTATGGCAATCAACGGTAGTGCGGTGAGTGGCACAGACTTTGCTGCACTGACTACGCAGGAGTTCACGACGCAAGCGGCATGCAACAAGGCCGCGAAGGCGTTCGAGGAGAAGTTCGAGGAGAAGTTCGACACCTTCCGAGTGTATACCGCTAAAGCAATCTGCGTTCCGAAGGAGGTTTAATTGGACCTAATAGGTGATTGCATAGACCACGGGAGAAAGGGCAACCACAATGGGTATGGAGTAACCTCGTGGCCTGGAAATAGGAAACGCACAGCACTGAAACACAGGGTTGTGATGGCTAATAAATTAGGCGTCCCATTGGAGGCAATAAGCGGAAAGGTTGTCAGGCATAAGTGTGACAATCCCCGCTGTATAAACCCGGACCACTTAGAACTTGGCACTCAACTTGACAACGTAGAAGATGCCAGAAAGAGGGGTCGGGTTTCTAGTGGCTCAAGACACTACAAGGCAACTGTTTCAGCGGACTTTATACAGTGGGTACGTGACGTGTACGTAAAGCGCAGCAAAGAGTACAACCAGTACGCCTTAGCCAAGAGACTGGGAGTATCCCGCTCGTGTATAAACAACTGGCTCAACGACTACACTAGGGGTGGGTGAGTATGGATTTAATAGTTGTGCGTGCAATGTGCACGCAGAAGGTATGGAACCGCCTGCGAGAGCAGATTCCTAAGTCTATGCTGGCACCAGACACATCGAACCTCCTGGACTGGGTGGGGCTGTACTGGAACACGTACCCGGAGCACCAGGAGGTGCAGTGGGATGCTATGCAGAGCATGCTCAATCTCCGGGCGGGGCACCTATCCCGGGAAGAGCGGGTAATCATGGACGAGCTTATGCGGGGAGTACAGGCCGTACCGCAAGATTCTGTGGTTGGCATTGTCCAGACCCTGAACGAGCTGGCCTACAGCGGGGAGGTGGCAGCGCTAACGCAACGATACCAGGATGGGGAGGAAGTTGATTACCTGCTGGAAATGAAGCACCTCCAGCGCAAGTACGGGGACGGTGCTGCTGTTCATGATTCGCTACTGGAATGGGAGAGCGGGAGTGTTGACGAGATACTTGCCGCGACTGATGAGAGCGGCGGTCTTAAACTGGGCGTGTTCGAGCAACTCGCTAGCAGCATCCGTGGACTCCGCGGTGGTGATTGCATCGCCGTGGCTGCTCCTGTTGACTCTGGTAAAACTAGCCTGCTTGCTGCTATTGCTGTGGACTTTGCTAAGCAGATGCAAGAGCAGCCGGAAGTATACGGGGACCGCCCGATTCTCTGGCTGGTTAACGAGGGTCCGGCGACGCGCACGGTGCCGAGGGTATATCAAGCGGCGCTGCACTGGACTCTGGCGGAGATTAAGGACCGGCACAGTAAGCAAGAGTTTGTGCCAGCCTATCTGGAGAAAGTAGGCAGGGCCGACCGTATCCGTATTAAGGCGGCGCACTCTCTTACTATGGCTCAAATCTCTACGCTCATGGAAGAGATGCGCCCGGCAGTAATCATCATCGACATGGTGGCGAACATCCGTGGTGGTACGATGGAGTCCGAGCACCAGAACCTTGAGGCCAAGTGGCAGGAGCTGCGAATCCTGGGGTGTGAGAATGACTGCGCAGTTATCGGTACTATGCAGCTTTCGCTCGAAGGTTACAACCTGCTGTTTCCGCCACTCACGGCGATGAAGCAGAGTAAGATTGGTGTACAAGGTGCCTTGGATTTAGCGATTATGATGGGATGCTTGGACAGGAACGAGCAGCCGCATATGCAAAACATCCGCGGTATCAGTACGCCGAAGAACAAGATGGCGCTGTCCGGTAAAGAGTCGCTCCTGCAATTCGAGGTGGCATTCGAGCCGGGTCGGTGTCGTTTTAACGAAGGCCAGATTAACTCATGACTTCCCTAGCGCCTTCCTAGAGGGCGCTATGTAGGTACACAGGAGGAGATTATGCTTAAACCAGAAGATATCACTACGGACGACGCCAAGGTTATAGTGGCGTATGCTGCATCTGCAGGTACACCACTTAAAAGCTTCACGCTGGACAGCAGCCAGCTGATTGTGCATCTGGCTATCAATAAGGCTCGGAGGGCTAAATGGAAATGAAAGTGTGGGTTTGTGAGACCTGGGAAACTGAAGGGTGGGATGTGTTTGGAGAAGGCATAACCCTGTGGCGGAATAAAGAGGATGCCGTGAAGTACGGGCAAGGCTTTGTAGCCTCTTGCTCCGACCCCTATAGAAACAGACGATTCAAAGTATGGGAGGAACCGGTGCAATGAAGGTATACATGCTGATGTACAGCTATCGCTGGGGCTATGAGGACCACGGCGAGGAGGTGCTGGGGTGTTTCAAATCCCGATACCACGCGGAGCTTGCTGCATATTGGTTGAATGACAGCCGATCACGCTACGACATCCCGCACGAAGACTTTGACGTAGAGGAGATGCGTGTAGTATGACAACCAGTATAATGCACATTGACTTGGAGACGGAGAACAATGAATATTACGGCTCTAAAGCAAGCCCGTACTGCCCGGACAACTACGTTGTGGAGTCAGCGTGGCGAATTGATACAACGCAGGCAGACGGAACTACAACTGTCGGCCCTACTCAGTCAGTGCGGTTCAACAGCAGAGCTGAATTTATATCAGCGAACAGTTCGCCGAATGGCTGCGGATGGTTTAATATCCCAGAAGACTGCTGGCTCATTGTTGCTCACAACGCAGCGTATGAAATTAGTTGGTTCCTCACGTACCAGAGGCAGCAGTTTGAGGCCTTCCTCAAGCGCGGCGGCAGGGTGTTCTGCACAATGCACGGCGAGTACATCGCCTCGGACTTTCAGAGCATGTATCCGTCGCTGGACGAGACGGCTCCTAAGTACGGTGGTACGCACAAAGTAGACGGGGTTAAGATTCTCTGGGAGCAGGGTGTACTAACCTCACAGATTGACCCGATGCTGCTGCATGACTACCTGGTTAACGGAGACATCCCGAACACGGCCCTGTGCTTCTACGGCCAATGCGCTACGTTCGCCCAGCGTAATCAGATGCAGTACGTGTGGGAGCGTATGGATGCCTTACTGGCTTGGGCGTACTGCGAATGGTTCGGCCTGTTCGTTAATATGCCAATTGCGCGCAAGAACCAGGAGGAGCAGGAGCAGCGCATCCGTGAGATTAAGCAGGAGCTTCAGCAGTACATCCCGAAGGACTTGCCGGAGACACTGTATTTCAACTTCGGCTCGGACTTTCATATGTCTGCACTGGTGTACGGCGGGCCTATCAAGTATCGCAAGAAAGTGCCCTATGACCCTCCCCAGTACGTCAAGGCCGACTACTGGCAAGTGGGGGACACTTGGGTTGCCGTGGACGACATGCCCACGCCACCCGGTGCAACCACGTACAAGTCCGGTAAGAACAAGGGACTTCCAAAAGTGTTCCGCCTTGATACTGAGGAGGAGAAACTTAAATGGGAAGACGACCTTTACTTCTGCCCAGGACTGGTGCACATCCAGGAGCTGCCGGAAGTTATACGGGAGAAGTATGCTGAGCGCGGGGAGTTCCGGCAGGCGCGTACCCTGCAGGATGGCACCCCTGTGTATAGCACCAGCACTGATGCAATGGAGGCGCTGGCTCGCCAAGGGTTCGAGTTCTGTAAGTTGGTGAATGAGCTTGCGGCGCTGGAGAAGGATACCGGCACTTACTATTTGCGAGAGGTCCTGGATGCAGAAGGTAAGGTCAAAGAGCGGAAGGGGATGCTGCAGTACGTAATCCCGGAGCGTCCAGATGGTTCCGGCATTATTCACCACCGCCTTAATACCTGCGCCACCGTAACCGGGCGATTGAGTAGCTCTAACCCGAACCTGCAGAACCTCCCCCGCCCGGATGAGGATGGCGACGGAGTAGCTAAATCTAAGGTGAAGCAGGTGTTCACCAGTAGATTCGGAGACAACGGACGTATCACTGAGGTTGACTACTCGGCACTGGAAGTGGTTATGTCCTGTGTGTACACAGGCGATAAGAAACTACTGGGGCTGCTGCAGAGTGGTACGGATATGCACTGTTACCGCCTAGCTTTCCGAGAGGGATTACCGTATGAAGAAGTATATGAGCGCTGCCACAACAAGAAGCACGAGCTGTATCCGCTTTGGAAGGCAATGCGTACAGGTATTAAGGCTCCTAGCTTTGCAGCCCAGTATGGCGCTACGGCTAAGGGGATTGCGTTTGCTACTGGATGTACGGTGGAATTTGCACAGGCTTTCTTGGACAACGAGGCTGCGATGTTCCCGCAAACAATTGGCTTCCGCGCTGTTGTCAAGGAAGAGGTAGAGCGTGCCGGTGCGGAGGGTCGCATGTACAGAGAGCAAGCTGACGACGGCAGCTACCGAATCTACCGCATCGGGACGTGGACCAGCCCAGCTGGGGCCCGCTATAGCTTCCGCCAGAAGGAGCAGTGGAAAGAGGTTGTGCCTGGGCAGCGTAAGCAGAAGGTCATGGACTACAAGGAAACCGAGATGGCTAACTACTGGTGCCAGGGGGAAGCATTCTTTCTGATGGCAGTAGCTGCCGGTATGGTTCTGCGTGCACTCCTGGCCCGTGACTGGTTCGACAATCAGGTGTGCCTGATTACGAACGTGCACGATGCATTGTATCTGGACAGCGCCAACCCGGAGGTTGGACGTGAGGCGAGCCTACTGGTTAAGCAGTGCATGGAGGACGCGCCTAAGCGCATCCACCAGCTCTGGCCTAACTACGGCATCATTGGTGAGGTTCCATTCCCGGCAGAGGCTGAGATGGGTACGAGTATGTACAGTAAGGAGAAGGTTGAATGAATATAAAGTCTGGTAGTATTGTGGAGTTGATGGACCTAGGGCCTGAGCCGATAGACCCACGGTATGCCGCATACTTCACCCCAGGTACAAGACACACGGTGCTATTCTTCGACCCTGTTACTGGGGAGATAGAACTAAGCTACCCTGGGCTGGTAGTGAGTAGGCCCGGGGACGGCGTCACCTTCTTCCCGGGGGAGTACAAGCTTATCGAAGAGTAGTGATAGGTGTACCCTTGGGTGGTGTAGGGGGTTAGGGTAGCATGGAAATATGCTAGGGTCAACTAAATAATTAAATAAAATTATTTGTTGACTCTGGCTTGATTCTGTGATTCCCCGAGAATTAATGTGATACGAGTAGGAACAACACAAGAGAGGCAACCTTGGCTAAAGTAAGTCTAATCAAACTGTGGACCAAAGAAGAGCACCAACAAATTCTTGGCAGTTTCCTCAATAACACTGATGCAGCTATTGCGTACAATAACAAATTTCGCAAGGGGGACGTAATCGTGTCTCGCCAGCTTGTACGCTACTGGCGCAGCATCTTCATGGATAACAAGGGGAGTAAGGCCAGCGCCAACCGCGGGCTGCAGGAGGCGCGTAAGCTAATACAACCAAGCCCAACGGACGATATCGGGAATACAAAGGTGCCGGATATGTGCCACCGCATCCTGGTAGTAGGAGACTTGCACGCCCCCTATACTCACGTAGACGCCATGCCGTTCCTTGAGAGCGTACGTGATGCGTACTGCCCGGATATGGTGGTGCAGGTTGGTGACGAAACCGATGGGCACGCTATCAGCTTCCACGACTCTGACCCTAACCTGGATAGCGCAGGGGTAGAGCTGGAGAAAGCCAAGCTCGTGCTGGAGGAGCTGCATGAACTATTCCCGAACCTACTGGTTTGCGATTCCAATCACGGCTCACTCGTATATCGCCGCGCTAAAGCTCACGGTTTGCCAGTGCAATTTATCAAGAAGTACCGGGACATCTTATTCCCTGAGCATGGTGCTCCGGCGTGGTCGTGGGCCGACGCTTGGGTGCTCAATACACCACTGGGGCCTGTCCGTTTCCAGCATCAAGTCAGCGGTGATTTCATGCTCAATGCATCCCATGAGCGCACCTCTCTGGTGTTGGGGCATGAGCATGGACGCTTCGAGGTTCAGTATGCTGCTTCTTCAACGGCGCTGTACTTTGGTGCGTACGCTGGGTGTCTGATTGACCGCAAGAGCATGGCCTTTGCTTACGGCAGGCTCACCCGCAAGAAACCAATCCTGGGTGTTATGGTAATCACCGAGGGTTGCCCGCAGTTAATTCCGATGCTGCTCGACGACGATGGTCGTTGGGTTGGTCGTTCTAAATAATATAGAGGTTATGATGAAAATGGGAATCTGTTCTGTACTGGGTCTTATCTTTGTAACCCTGAAACTGACTGGCGTTATCGCCTGGTCCTGGTGGTGGGTACTGCTTCCGTTCTACGGCGGGGTAGCTTTGCTGTTGGCAATCCTGGCGGCAGGCGGTGTGGCGGCAGCCGCGGCTGCAGGCATTAAGTCCGCACTTAAGAATCGCTAGGCCTGTCCTGCATCTGCACGTAAATATCATCTGAACTAAACGAGGACCTAATTATATGACTATGAATGCACTGGACACTCTGAACTCCCTGGTAGCTGCTGCGATTGAAACGCAGGACGTTGATATGACCGAAACCGCACAGGGCGGCGCGTACGAGGACGTGCTGCTGCCGAAGGGTGAATATTACGGTTACTTCACCGAGTATGTGGAAATTGGTAAGCGTATGCCGACTAAGGGTGGTAAGCCTACCGGTAAGCCTGCCGCGGCGAATGTGCGCATCGGGATTGTGGTGTACGGCCCGAACGGCGAGGTGAAGCGCATCCGTCCGTACCCGATGACTATCAGCAACTTTGAGCGTGCTGGTTTCAAGAAATTCTTCGACAAGCTCAACTACGACGGCAGCATCAAGCACGCTGCACAGCGACTGGGGCAGGCGTTTGTGTTCCCGGTGGATGAGCACACCAGTGCCGCGGGCAAGAAGTCTAACATCGTGGACCTGTCCGGTATCCGCCCGATTCCTAAGTTCGACCCGAACACCGGCGAGCCTATCAAGATGCCTGCCCTGGAGGCTTCCGAGATTAAGCTGTTCCTGTGGAACAACCCAACCAAAGAGACCTGGGACAGCATTCACATCGAAGGCACCTTCGACGACGGCAAAAGCAAGAACTGGATTCAGGAGGATATGTACAAGGCCGTAGACTTCCCGGGCAGTGCATTGGATATTATGCTGAACGCTGGCTCTGTTCCGAGTCCGGCAGCTATGCAGGCACCTGCTGCTCCTGCTGCTCCTGCTACCCCTGCTGCTCCGGCAGCACCGGCAGCACCGGTTGCGCCAGTGGCCCCAGCGGCTCCTGTAGCTCCAGCAGCGCCTGCTGCACCTCAAGCCTAATAAACCCTAACCTAAACTAATACGGCCCCTCCTAGGGGCCTTATAGGAAGCCTATGAACATCATCAACATCCTTATCAAACTCCTGAGTGCAGCCTACACAGTCGAAGCTAAACGGGCCGATGCCAAGGCACAGTTTAACGAGCAGCTGTCAGTTAAATTCGCAGAAGACGCAGTACGTCTGGCCGCTCAATCCGAGGCGCGAGTAGAGGCCTCCAAGCACAGCAAAGACGAAGCGGCTAAGCACGCCGAGCAAGCCGACAAACTGCGCGCTAAGCGTGATGAAGTAGCGAACTTCCTGGGGGTATAAGCAATGGATAAAGTATTGGACGCATACAAGAAACTGGTGCTGGCGGTAAGCTCTGTGACCTATGATGCCGCCTCAGATTTAGACCACGGGGACCAGCTAAGCGACGTGTACGACGCACTGGACAAGCTGGCTGCACTGTACGGTATGGACCTTGAATTAGCAGCCACCGCTTTCAAGGAGCATAACGACATTGCGGCACATGCCGACAAGTTGAAGGGCGACGACCTAGTGCTTATCCGCATTGTAGGTACCCTCAGCATCGGCCTGGCAGAGATTGGTTCATGTATCTACGACGTAGACCAGAGTCTGCGTACGCCGGAAGTAATCGGGGACATGCTCGGCACTGTCCTGGTCCTCTCTGAATTGGAGAGTTAATAAGATGGGAGTGAGGGTAAAGGTAAGCCAACCAAAGCATTCATATATGGCCCCATATGCGGAGCGCGCCACTAATCGGTGGTATGTCTCTGTAGAGCGGGAAGATGACCCAACGACTATGTATGTAGCACGTTGGGCTGCTAAACCTACCCGAAAGCAGCTGAAACTAGCAGCCAAGGCCGTTGCTTCATTGGAGATTTGAACGTGCGTAAACTATCTGCAAGAGTATTCTACTTTGTTCTGGTATCCCCAATTATCCCAATTGCGTTACTGTGCTGGCTGTTTGAGAAACTAGAAAACAGCCCAGCTCTAATCGCTTGGGAGTCCTGGGCGCGGAACCTAGTTAAAAAGGTCACGGGGGTTTAATGATTATTAACGGGGTTGACTTGTCCCAGCTCGGGGAGCAGCTAGCCCCGCAGAACTCTGGGAAGATTCTGCTGTACGACGCAGACTTTACAGTGTATAAATCTGCCGCTACGGTCAAGCGGCTAGACACGGCGATACGTCGCTTCTACCAGCTGGTGCTGGAGGACATGTTCCTAGTGGGCTGCTCGGAAGCAGTGGCGTACCTTACACCCACCGGATGCGCTAAGTGTCTGCGCTGGCACCTGCCCACAGCTAAGCCTTACCAGGGGCAGCGAGCTAACCGGCAAGAGCTTCCGCTGAAAGCACCTTTGAAGCGGCACCTGATTGAGAACCCGGACCAGTATTCTGAGCAGGGCATACAGGTGGTTAGCAGTGACTTCTTCGAGGCGGACGACCTGTTCATCATGGACTCGTACGCTTTCGGAGACCGGGGAATCTTGATGTCCCAGGATAAAGATTCCTGGCTCAGCCCTATGGCTCGGTTTGATATCCCAACCGGCACGGTGTGGCCCGCCCTGGAGAATCCGTTCGGGTGGATTAAGTGGGACGATACCCAGGCTATGCCGGTACGAGCGCACGGCACTAAGTTCTTCTGGTGGCAGATGCTAGCAGGAGACGACGCCGATAACGTCAAAGGTATCACATTGCTTGATGGGAAGCTCTGTGGCAAGCGAACGGCCTTTGATGCTATATATCCTATTACCTCAGAGCAGGACGCCGCAGAATTCGTTGTAGCGGCTTATGCTCGAAACAACCAAGACGTACTCGCAGAGGCAGAATGCCTGTGGCTGAGACGCTCCCAGTCAGATTCTGCCTATCAGTATCTAATGTCACTGTTGACTACTCCCAGTCTACGTGACTGGGTGCACTCGCTGCACGAGTACCATAAGCAGCACATACAGTGGATACAGGAGAACCCAGACAATGGCGAAGATGTCTGCGAAGGAAATGAGCCTGCGGGCGATTGAGTTATACTACGAGGGGAAACATGATGAACTTGAAACTAATCTGGATGCGCTGCGTGAACGAGCACCCAAAACACATCGAAGAACGGTTGAGCATTTGGATTCTCTCATTCACGACAATGCTCTGCTGGATGTAGTGGGGGAGATTGAGCTATGGCCCTAAGAAAGATTACACGGGCACAGATTCGCTCCGTGGCGATTAAGCTTGCCAAAGACCAGGGGGGTATCTGCCTCCTTTGTGGCAAACCTTTGGACTTCACAATCAAGGGGGTAACTGGTGATTCTGTTGTAGTTGACCACGATCATATTACTGGGCGTATTCGGGGTGCTCTTCATCGCTCGTGCAATGGAGGGGAAGGCAAAGTGGCATCTGCCGCTGGGCGCTGGATTGTTGGTAGTATGCAATCTTCTAGGGCTATTGCTGAATCTCTACGTAGGGTCGCCGATTACTTAGACCGCGAACCTACGGATATGCTATACTATACGCACAAGACGCCGGAAGAATTGGCACAGGCACAGAAGCTCAAGGCTCGCAAGGCCCGGGCACGACGCAAAGCACGGGAGACTATTAAGTGAAGGCAGTAATCTTTGATTTGGACGGTACACTAGCTGATGGCGCACACCGATTGCACTTGCTGCCTACTGTGGATTTGCATCTGACGGACAGCTGGAATGAATTCAACCGGGCCTCGAAGGATGACAGCCCTATCCACAGCACTATTGAAGTGTGCAACATCATGGTGCGGGCAGGGTTGCGGGTTATTATCTTGACGGGGCGCTCGGATATAGTAAGAGCGGAAACAGAGGCCTGGTTGGAGCGGAACTTCGTTATGTACTCCGAGCTGGTTATGAGACCGCACAGCGACAACCGAAAGGATATCATTATCAAAGAGGAGTTCCTGCGCAACCAAGTAGGGTTAGAAAACATTGTGGCGGCTTGGGATGACAGTCCCGCGGTGATTGAGCATTTCCGCGGACTGGGCATTACCACTTACGCTGTATGCGACTATGGTGCAGCAGCACATCGAACAGACTTAAAATCCCACGGGGTGGAGGAATTAGCATGAGTGCAGTAGGTACAGGCATGAAGTATGACGCAGGCAAACCTCGAATGGACTTGCTACTGGACGGGTGCCCGAATGCGTTGCTGCGTATCAGTGATGTGCTGACCTTCGGGGCCCAGAAGTATGCGGCACACAGTTGGCACACAGTAGCCGAAGGTAAGTCCCGATACAAGGCCGCGCTACTGCGGCACCTCACAGCACACGCCCTGGGGGAAACACTGGACTCGGAGAGTGGGTTGCCGCACCTGGCGCACGCCGCTTGTTGTGCGTTATTTATTCTAGAATTGGAGCAGATGGATAGTGCGGCCGAGTGAGTGGTGCCACGGGATGTGGCAGAAAGCAGTAGAGCGGGGAGACGAACGCGCCGCTAAAGACTACCTGGAGATGTACAATCTCTGGGTAAGTCGCAATCAGTAGTTAGAAGTACCGGACATAACCAAGGAGACTAAGCGCCTATGATTAGCGCCCTGAATACGGTTGTAGTACCAGAGGAAGCACTGGCGAAACGCCAGCTGGAGCTTGAAGAGACCTATAAGATTCGCGGAATAGAGCGGGCACGTAAGCTGATTACGGACGCATTGCAGAATGGTGGGATTATGAACCTGCCAATGACGCAGCGTATGCTCACCTCGGCATATGAGGTGGCTGCCGCCGCTATCGAGGAGATGCGAAATGTCAAAGCCCCGGGCATCGGTGGTAAGTACCGCCGGTTCCTGCGCTTAGTACCCTTGGATGTCCTGACCACCCTTAGCCTGTGCACAATGTTTGAGGCGTTCAGTGTCGCCCCCGGCGAGTCCGCTAGTCGCCGCCAGACTGCACAGGCGGTAATGTCTGCGCTGGGCCGGAACGTGCAGTCGGAGCTACTGGCACTGCAGTTACGTAATGTGGCCCCAGCGTACATGGACCGAGTATATGAGTACCTCACAGAGCGCCGTACGAAGTCCCCTTCGCACATCCTGCGTACGCTCCGTGCCAGTGCCGAGAACGTGCACTATGGGCACGAGCCTTGGACCAATGCCCAGAACATCTCCGTAGGGCGGCTGCTGTGTGCCTCGGTGTTTGAGACGGGCCTGTTCCAGTGGAAGACAGGTAGCGGGAACCTGAGCATGCTCTACCCGGCTGATGACGTTATGGAGGCCTTCCAGAAACTGGTGGAGTCCGCCGATACCGTAACCATGAAGCCTCCTATGCTGGTGCCACCAGTACAGCACACCACTATGTGGGATGGTGGATACCTTACTCCCATCGACAATCGCGGGACCTATCATAACTCACACATCGACCGCGCACGTCTCCGCGAAGTAGCAGAAGCATTCAAGTCCGCGGACGGCATCAAAAAGGCGCTTAATAAGGCGCAGGAAACCCCATACCGCATTAATAAGCGCATACTGGAACTGGTGCAAGAAGCACGGGCCTTAGGTATTGGGATAGGTATGCCCCGCTCAATACCGGAGCCGAAGCCGGAGTGGTACTTGGATGGTGTACCAAAAGAGAACTACACCGAAGAAGAACTGGACCGCTTCGGTGAGTGGAAAACGCGCATGTCCCTGTGGTATAGTGCCGACCGTAAGCGTGTGTCGCAACTGCGTAGCCTGTTGACCACGCTAGAAATGGCAGAGGAATTCAAAGATGAGAAAGCCCTGTACTTCCCGACTTGTGTGGACTGGCGCTACCGCTTGTACTTCAAGTCCTCCCTGCACCCCCAAGGTTCTGATTTGCAGAAAGCCTTACTTGAATTCGGACGTGGTAAGCCGCTGGGGGAGCGTGGTCTATTTTGGCTCAAAGTGCACGTCGCTACATGCTTTGGTTATGACAAAACCCTATTCGAAGACCGCGCAGCTTGGGCTGATGCGAACTTTGCAGAGATTGAGCAACTCACAATCTCTCCGTTTGATTGCCCTGCTTTTGCCAAGGCGGACTCCCCCTGGTGTTTCTTGGCCGCCGCCATCGACCTGGTTAATGCGGTTCGTTCTGGATGCCCAGAAGAGTATATTAGCCGAATCCCAGTCGCTATGGACGCTACAAACTCTGGTGGACAGCACCTATCAGCGCTCCTGAGAGACCCTGTAGGCGGCCGCCTGACGAACCTGTACTGGGAGGGTAACGACAAGAAAGCGGACCTGTACATGGACGTGAAGCGCCGTACGGATGAGAAGGTAATACTGGACCTGGACAAGGAGGATTTCGTTATCCAGAGCACTTACTGGAGAGAGAACGAAATCACCCGCAGCATGACCAAGCGCCCAAGCATGACCTACTTCTACAGCGCCACGGTGCGTAGCTGCAGCGACTACATCTTTGAAGGCGCCTGCGCTGAGGGGTACGAGGGTACCGAGACTAATAGTCTGTGGAACCTGTCGTGCTACCTTGCACCGCGTATGCGCGCCGCTATCGAGGAGGCAAACCCTGCCGCTGCGGCAGTTATGGGGTACTTGCAGAACCTCGCTAGACGTGTACCGGCAAGCCAGCACCTGCAGTGGTATACGCCGCTGGGTGGGCTCGTAATGAACCGCTACACGCAGCGTGAAGAAGTGCGTGTACGTATTGACTGCATGAACCTGTCAGCGGTGCTGGTACACAACCGGGACTTCAAAACTTGCAACAAGCGCAAGGCAGCCTCCGGGATTGCCCCGAACTTTGTGCATAGCCTGGACAGTACGCACTTGATGATGGTGCTATGTGCTGCGGAGGGGTTGGACATCGTGCCTATTCACGACTCGCTGGCTACTCACGCAGCTGACGTTGACGCCATGCATAGGCACATCCGTGAGCAGTTTGTGCGCCTGTATGAAGAGAATGACCTGCTTGGCGACATTACTCGCGCGGCAGCAGCAGCCGGGGCAGACTTGACGGACCTGGACATGCCGGAAGTGGGTACTTTGGACATCCGGCAAGTGCTAGAATCTCCGTTCTTCTTCTGCTAAAAATTTAATGTTACAGGAGTAGGAATGAAGTTAAAACACACTAGTAAAACTTCCGACTACACTCTCAGGGTTCTGTATAAGTCTGACGACATTACAGACGCAGTGAAGCAACTGCATGAACTGGGCCACGGCATTAGTCGGGGCCTGGCTCCAGAGCAGCACTACTGGAGGGTGTTGGGAAGTATACTGGGTAAACAGTATATACTAGGAGTCTATGACTCCCAAGGCGACTTAGTCGGTGCTGTCAGCTACTACCCAGAGGCTGTAGAGGACTGTCATTACGTAGAGCCTGTGCTGTATACAGACTTCTTCGTATTGAAACCGGACAACGGCGCGGCAGTGTCTGTGATTATGCAGGGCCTGCACGCAATAGCCAAGTGCATGCGCGCTGGGCGTATCGCCATTAGCCGGAGCACGTCTGGTAACACGTACAAAACAACTTATCATTTAGTGAGGTCAGAATGAGTGGTGGTTTAGGTAAACTGTTAGGCAAGGCCACGGATATGCTCGGCCTTACTGACAACGCAGGATTAGAGGCGCAGCAGCGCTTGGCAGAGCAACAGGCCAGCGCAGCTAAACAACAGGCTGCCTTAGAGGCTAATAGTGCCGCAGATAACATTGCTGAGATTGACCCCGCAGGGGCTGCCTCTGCATCTGCAGATGCAATTACGTCTGAGCAGAAGAAACGGCGACAAGCAGGGCAGAGCAATCCTCTGGGCCTGTAAGGGGGTAGCTTGGAACAAAAAGCAACATTAGCAGAACTCTTTAAGAAGGACCAGGACGCGGGTGTCTTGGATGCCTCTGAGAAGTTCGCGCAGTGGACGCTCAGCACTATCTTTACCAGGGACGATTCCCTGGACGGTAGACGCAGGCCTCTGGAGCGTGACTACCAGAGCACCGGAGCGCAGTTGGTTAACACTGCAGCCACTAAGATTGTAGGGGCACTGTTCCCACAGGGCACCAGCTTCTTCCGGTTCTCCAAGAGTTCGGACCTGGACGAGTTCATTAGTTCTCTGGGCAGTGCTGCTACAGCAGAATCTAAGCTGGCTGAGGTCGAGAACACGGCGTCACAGAAAGTATTTGAGAAAGACGGTTATGCTGCGAAGTTGCAAGCTGTGAAGCTGCTACTGGTTACAGGTAACGCGTTGGAGTATATTGATGAGCGGACAGGTAAATCCATCGTCTACTCAGTCCGTAACTTTACCGTTCGAAGGGATGGTAGCGGGAACGTCCTGCGACTCATTATCAGAGAGCGTGCAAGCGTCCAGGACCTGCCAGAAGATTTCCGCGGCACCTTCTACCGTGACAAAGACCCATACGGCGACGTTGATATCTACACTGCCGCTTGTCGCAAGGTTAAGCGGACAGAGGAAGGCGTAGAGGTAGTAAGCTACGAGGTGTACCAAGAAGCAGACGGACACCGCATTGGGGACAGCAGCACCTATCCGGAGCTGGAGCTTCCTTACAACGTGCTGGTGTGGAACCTCGTTAGTGGCGAGCACTACGGGCGCGGCTTGGTAGAGGACTACGCCGGGGACTTTGCTCGGTTGTCGGTACTATCGGAAGCATTAACTAACTATGAGGTTGAGTCTGCGCGGTTAATCCCGCTGGTTGACGCAAGTTCCGGTCTGGATGTAGATGAGTTCGCAACGTCGGAGACGGGCGAGGCTGTGCAGGTGGGCGGCGGCGGTTCCAACGGGAACAGCAAATCCCCTGTCACTGCTTACGAGGGCGGCTCTGCCCAGAAGATTCAGTGGATTGCCAGCAACATCCAGCTGCTCGAACAGAAACTGTCGCGTGCGTTTATGTACACCGGTAACTCCAGGCAAGGTGAGCGTGTCACGGCTTACGAGATTCGCCAGAATGCCAAAGAGGCGGAAGCCGCTATGGGTGGTGGGTTCAGTATCCTGAGCGACACCTGGCTGCGTAAGTTGGCGTACCTGTACACTGCACTGGCGTACCCTCGCTTTAAGCTGTACCTCAGCGAAGGCGTGGTTAGCATCAACGTTACTGTTGGCACCTCTGCACTAGCTAAAGCCGCGGCAGCGGACAAGCTGTTAGAGGCGGCGCAGTCCATGCAGCTGGCTATCCCGGTGCTGGAGCAGATTACTCCACGCTTCAACAAGGATGCGTGTGTAGACTGGTACTTCGACGCCTATGGTATCGTCAGCGAGCCGTTCATGTACACCGAAGAGCAGCTGCAGCAGAAGCAAGAAGTTCAGGATGCGTCTGCCGATGTATCCGCAGGCGCAGCACAGGACCAACTCCAGGGCTTGACGGCAGCGGACCCGACAGTAGCAGGTAAGCAGCTGGGCTTATTACCAAGTTAACAACCGAGGCATAGATGGATAACGTAGAAAACGGTCAAAACGTAGAAACTACTCAGGTAGAGAACCAAGGCGGCCCCAAGATTCCGGGCCTAGGTGCTCCCCTTAGCGCCCCGAACAATCAAGGCGTGCAGGATGCACAGACCCCTACCCAGCAGCAACAGGGCAAAGATTCCCCTGACCCTGCTAAGATTCCTCTGGATATCGAAGCCCTAAAAGCGGCCCTGGATAAGGGTGGCGATAGCGCTAAAGAGCAGCCCCAGGAGCTGGCTCAAACAGGTAACCCGACGATTGACGCCGGTGTAGCTATGTTGCAGAAAGTCTCTGGGTTAACTGACTCTGATATGGTGCGGGCACTTGGTAAGGCCCTGGAGTATCAGGACCCTAACCTAATCGATACGGCCTTCATTAAGGAACGTTTCGGAGAGCACGCTGCTTACGCGGAGTTGCTGGCTAAAGCGTACCTGGAAGACCAGGTTGGTCAAGCCACCAAGGCAGTACAGGAAGCTTACGATGTTGTGGGTGGGAAGGAGAACTGGGAGGTAGCAGCGCAGCTGTTTAATTCCAAGGCCCCTGAACCTCTGCGTAACGCAGCTCGTGTACTCGCTAACTCGGGTGAGCTCAAGCAGGCCGCTGAGTTGGTAGCAAGCTTCTGCCGGGATATGGGTCTTATCAAGACACAGAACCCAATGGTACGCGGTGTAGCCAGCAACAATGCACTGTCTGCTGCGGAATTCCGCGCAGAGTATACCAAACTCCGTCAGGAAGCGGGCAACCGTAGCTTGGCGTCTCCACAGTTCAGTCAACGTTATAACGATTTGCTCGCACGCCGTGAAGCTGGTAAGCGCGTAGGTCTTTAATTTTATTTATAAAGGAAACTAAAGCATGGCCAACACTATTTATAATGGCAACCTGACTCGTCCGCACTGGGGCGGCGCAGACTCCGACGTAGACGTTCACCTGGAAGTGTACCAGAACGAAGTGGATACCCGCTTCCAGTACCAGGCTCTGTTCCTGGGCCTCTCCAGCCAGCGCTCTATCAGCGGTTCCAACACCTACCGTATTGACCGCCTGAACACCTCCTCGGTGAAAGGTCGTCGCTCCGGTGAGGCGCTGGATAGCACTCCGGTCCGTAACGATAAGATGATTATCGTGGTGGATACGGTGCTGTACATCCGTAACCCGATTGACTACCAGGATGACTGGACCGGTCCGGACTTCCTGACCGAGATGGGCCAGAACAACGGCTCGGAGTTCGCAGAGACCTTCGACCAGGCGCACCTGATTCAGCTCATTAAGGGCCGCTCCTGGGTTGCACCGGCGCACCTGAAACCGGCGTTCAACGACGGTATCGAGGTAGGCGCAGCCGTCTTGGTTCCGGGCAGTACCACCGCTACTCAGCTGACCCAGGCTGAGATGGAAGCGAACGCCATGAACATCAACCTGGCGCACAAGGCTGGTATTGATGAACTCATCAAGCGCAAGACCCCGCTGGCGGACATGATTACCCTGGTGGATGTCGATACCTATTCGCGTCTGCTGGAGCATCCGAAGCTCCTGAACCTGGACTTCGGCGCATCCAACAACGATGGTTACAAAGACCGTCGTGTAGTGAAGATGAACGGTGTGCCTGTAGTTGAGTGCACCGAGTTCCCGACCTCGGCTGGTACGCACCCGCTGGGCTCTGCTTACACCGTCACCTCTGACGACGCGCTGTGCCGTATGGTGACTTTCAGCAAGTCCAAGACTCTGGTGACTGTTGAAGCCAAGCCGTTCACCTCCCGTATCTGGGACGATGAGCGCGAGTTCAGCAACGTACTGGACTGCTACGCGATGTACAACATCGGTCTGCGTCGTCCAGACACCGCTGCAGTGACTAAGTTCACCTTCACCACCAAGTCCTAATTGGAGGTTCAATGGCAGTAATTGCTACGTTCGGTCTGGAGACTCTCCAGGCCAATGCAGCTCAGCGGGAGGCGGTTAAGGCCGCCACCGATGTAGCGAAGAACATCCAGGTGGCTTCGGTTGAATCTGGCCGTAAGGCTACCAAGAAAACCCGTAAGGCGGCTGACGTAGCCGCTGATACTACGGAAGGGTAATACGCGCCCCTGGTGCCTTCGGGTGCCAGGGGCTTTTTTTTTGTCCCTGTCTTAAGGGTCCAAGGGGTCTTTAATAGAGGAACAAATATGAGAGAATTAGATGCTGTGAACCTGACGCTGGAAGCCTTGGGGGAATCTCGCGTTATGGACATCAACACCAGTAACCCGAGTGCGGGGTTAGCTCGCTCTGCGCTTGCACGCAATCGTCGCGGGTTACTCAGCACGGGGTTCTGGTTTAACGTGGTCGAGCGCGAAGTTACTCCCACCACTGACGGCCTGATTAAGGTGCCGTGGAACCAGCTGGCCGTGTACGATGCCTGCTCAGACTCCAAGTACGGGGTACGTGATGGGAACCTGTACGACCTGGTAGAGCAGAACCAATACTTCGATGCACCTGTGCGTATTCGTGTGGTCCTGGATTTAGCCTTTGAGGACCTGCCGGAGCACGCCGCTATGTGGGTGGCTAACTACACCACTGCACAGGTATACTTAAACGACCTGGGTGGCGACAGCAACTACGCTAATTACGCACAGGAAGCTGAGCGGTACAAGAGCATGGTGCTGCGCGAGCATCTGCGCAATCAGAAGTTCAGCACCAGCAAGACCCGATTTGCACGCAGAATCCGCCGTGCTCGTTTTATGGTTTAAGGAGAACGTATGGCTACGTCCCTAGAAGGTACCATTCAGAGCCTGCTGCAGGGCGTCTCTCAGCAGGTTCCAAGAGAGCGCCAGCCCGGGCAACTGGGGGCGCAGCTGAATATGCTCAGCGACCCGGTTTCCGGTATCCGCCGTAGACCACCAGGTGAGATTGTCTGGGAAAGCACAATCGATAACCCTGGGCTTGATTCCCTGTTCACTGAATACGTAGAGCGTGGGACTGGCGGCAGGCACCTGCTGATTAACACCAGCAACGGCAACTGGTGGTTGCTGGCTAAGAATGGAAAGACCATCCTTAATTCCGGCAATGACCCGTACTTCGTTACCACCGTAGGCCAGACCTCTTTGCAGACCGCAAGTATTGCTGGATTGACTTATATCCTGAATACGGAGATGGCTCCTAGCACAACCGTGGACAATACTGGGCGTATCGACCCCAGCACCACCGGGTTCTTCTACGTTAAATCCGCAGCATTCCAGAAACGCTGGAACGTCACCGTTACCTCTGCAGGGGTAGACTACTCAGGGGACTACATCGCCCCAGCTGCTGGTAGCACACGCGGTAACGCCGAGGAGGTATCTGGTGCTTACGTTGCTCAGCAACTGCGTGACTCTCTTGTAGCGAATGGGTTGCCAGCTGGGAACGTGAGCGTACGTGGCGCGTACCTGTTCTTCTACGGGTTGAGCAACTGCGTGGTATCCTCTGACGCGGGTGATACTTACGCTGTGGTGTCCAACCAGTCTCGTGTAGACCAGGAGCAGGACCTGCCTGCACAGCTTCCAGCGCAAGCTGACGGAGCAATGTGCCGTGTGGGTACCGCCTCGTCTGAGACAGCATGGTACCAGTTCAGCTACAGCACCCGCACCTGGTCTGAGGTGGGGGCGTATGGTAGCATCACTAAGATTACGAACATGCCTAGAGAGCTCGCCGCGGATGACAACATCATCGCGCGGGATTGGGAGGGGCGTTTAGCGGGCAACGACGATAACAATAGTAATCCGGGTTTCGTCGAGAATGGTTATATCACAGGAATCGCAGCTTTCCAGGGGCGCCTGGTTCTGCTTAGCGGCAGCTCTGTGGATATGTCCGCCTCGGGCCTGTATCAGCGCTTCTACCGCTCTACTGTGACGTCACTGCTGGATACGGACCGTATCAGCATTAGCTCTGCGTCCGCCCAGGATTCTGTGTACCGCACTGCTGTGCAGTTCAACCGGGACTTGGTCCTGTTTGCCAACAGCATGCAGGCGGTTGTGCCGGGTTCGGCAGTACTTACGCCAACTAACGCAAGTATTAGTATTACCAGCACCTACGATTGTGACAGCCGTGTTACCCCGGTAATGGCTGGTCAGACAGTAATCTACCCGAACAAGCGCAACGACAGCTACGCGGGTATACTGGAGCTAATCCCATCACCTTACACCGCGGCGCAGTACACTACGCAGGATGCCACGGTGCACCTACCTCGGTATATCCCAGGCAGGGTATTGCAGATGCAAAACTCCAGTGTCGCCAATATGGCCTTCTCGCGCATGTCTGGGGAGCGCAACAGTCTGCTGGTGTACGAGTTCATGTGGGGTGGAAGTGATGGCGCTAAGATGCAGGCAGCGTGGCATAAGTGGTCGTTCCCGTATCCAATCCTGAGCGTACAGGCGCTTGAGGATGAGGTGTTCTTGTACATGCAAGGACCCAGTCCCAGTAACAAGCTCCTGGTTGTGTCTATGGACCCGCGTGAAGGTTATCAGCTAGGCTCAGAGTACCGAGAAGCCTACTCGGATTTGCAGAAGCAAGTTCAAGTACAGGGCGGGGTGTTCACTGTTCCGTCGGTATTGCGCCCGGTTGGGTGGGCGGACAACTACAAGGAAGAGCTTATCTTAACGTACTTGCCCAGCAACCCTATGGGGCCTACCGAGGTTGGCATCAAGGAGATTGCCGGGGAGAACACCATACGGGTTGTGCGTGGCGTACCTGATGGCACTTATGTAATCGGGAGACGTTACCGTAGTACGTTCACGCTAACTACGCCTATTCTACGGGACCAGAATGACAAACTCGTAGGAAGTGGGCACGTGCGCCTGCTGCGCCTGGACGTGGCGGTACGTAACTCTGGGCACTTCGATGTGCAGGTACTCGATACCCCACGGGATGTCAACTGGGGTGGGGAGCTAACTGGTATCCTGATGAACTCAAAGGAGCTGACGCTTGGGCAGGCTCTGCGTATGGACCTGGCTACGATTACCGCACCATGCCGTACTAACGCAGACACAACCGAGGTGTCACTATTTACTGACGGTTCTATGGAACTGAACGTGCTGGATATATCATACATCCTGCGCTACAACCAACGCAGACGGAGGATTTAATATGTGGTGGATGGTTGCGGCCATGGCCGCTAAGGCCGTTCTGGGGCAGGGTGCTCAGATTGAAGTGTCCAAGGCCAGGAACAAGGCTGTGATTCAACAGACAGCTAAACAGCTAAATGACATCGCGCTACAGCGCGCTCAGTCCAGGGACCGGACTGAGGTGTCTCTGTTTAATATCCAGCAGCAAAAGCTGCAGGCACAGAGCCAAGTAGGACTACAGGCAGCAGCTTCCGGCACTATGGGGGCCTCTGTTAAAGACGCTGTAGCCACGGTAAATACAGTGGCAGGACGACAAGAGGCCAGCGTACGAGACCAGCAGGCAACTCAGGAAGAGGGTTTCCGCCTAATGACGGAAAAGGCCGTGGACAGCGGTCTAGCTAACATGGATATGGAGGACCCTTATGACAAGATGTTTAACTCCTTGTTGAGTGTAGGGGCGTCCGCCGCGGGTCAGTACGCCGGAAATGCTGCATCATCCACCGACTCTGGAAGTGTGTCTGCAGGTAGCGGTGCAACGGCTATTCAGAGCACGGCGTCCTCATATGATTTGTGGGGGAGTAAAGGTAGCAGCTCAGTTCATACCTGGTAACTTAAGAGGAATATTAAATGCCTGTGATTCAACCCAATAGACAGGGGCTAAATGTCGGTGGCGTACAATTGCAGGCCAACGATGTTAGCTTGCCGTCCACGGTAAGTGAGGTATCCGTTGACACTTCTAAAGCAAGCCGCCTAGCCGCCCTGTCTGGATTTGTGCAGGACTTCGGTGTAGGTTTTGACGAGGCAGTAAAGGAAAACGCTGCAGCCGCCACAGTGCGCGGCGCTATGGATGCTCAAGGTGCAGTGGATGCAATGGCCTCCAAGGATGAGGCTGTACAGAAGCAGAATATCTTCGTACGTGAAGCTTACCAGGACGGTTACGTATCCGCTGCTGCATACGACTCGCTAGCTAAGTGGCGCACAGACAGTATCGCCAGGGCTAAGAAAGCTGCCGAGGCAGGGCTGACTGACGAGGAATTCCAGCAGCAGGAGCAAGAGCACGTCCAGTCTATGTCAGACAAGCTAGGGATGTATCTCCCGGATATGTCCAAGCAGTCTGCTACGAATATACTGCAGCAGCTCCGCGCTACCAGTATGGCTAACTATACGGCCTTCCAGAAAGGGCGTGCTGCGTTCGCCCTGGCCCAGGCTGACCGTGCCCTCGACCGTGGACTGAGTGCGTCCAGCGATGAGTTCTATCAGCGTCTGCAGGCAGGACAGGGTGCCGCCGCGCAGATGTCCATTAAGACGGGCTTAGACAGTATCCTGGCTGCTGAGCACTTGGACAAGAACAAGAAGCTGGACCGGGCCAAGCAGTATCTGGTTAGCGTAGCGCAGCAGACGCAGGACCCACTGGTAATCAACCAGCTGCAAGAGCTCGCCACTAAGGAACTTGGTGTAAACTCAGTAGACGTTAACGCAGCGCTATATCAGGAGTTTAAGCGCGCTGGTGCTCAGATTGAGACACAAGCCCGTTTTGAAATCTCAGATGCAATCCAGTCTCTTGAGGGGCAGACCCCCGAGCAGCAAGAACAGGCTATGGCGCGTATTCGTAGTCGTGTCATTGAGCTGTCGGCATCTGATGTACTTAGCGCCGGTACCAGCATGGAGTTCTGGAACAAAGCCCAGACCATTCGAGAGAAGGCAGCAGACGCCCAAGCATTGCGTACAGCAATTACTGGGAATATGCCAAGCTCTACTCTGGCGGGGATGTACAAGGGGGACCTGGGCAAGGCGCGCAATGAGCTGCTCAAGAGCTTTCCGGACACCCCAGAGGGGAACCTGCAGCTGCTGGCATATGGGAGCAACAGCAAGGATGCGTGGGCCGTCAACGAGGCGCACAAGCGTATGTCTTCGGACATGTCCCGTACACTGACTACATTGGACCAGCTTGGCGAGGACGGCGAGGTTTCCCGCGAGAACGTCAACAGCATCAACTTGTGGGCACAGGCTTATAGCACCAGTACTGACTTGGGCAAGATGGCACTGCTGTCTGAGGTCCCGTCCGAGTGGCAGGGGGTGGTACAGAAAGCTATTGCACAGAACCCAAGTAATGCCAGCAATACTATCTTGGACGACCTTCGCCGGCAGGCGCGCAATAAGGCTAGTGGCCGCTATAGCAATATCCAGAGTAACCCCACGGACAAGATGGTGGACCCTAGCGGTACCAGCAACTGGTTCAGTTTCTTTGGTGACGCAGATGCTCAGCGCCAGGAAGCGCGCGCTGCTATGGAGGAGGAGTACCGTTATACGTACAGCCGCAACCCAGAATCTCTGGTAGGTAAGGACGCCGAGGACATCAACACGATGCTCAAGGGTAACATCCAAGCCCGTAAGCTGGAGCTGGAAATTGCCGGTACACCGAGGCACGTGTATCTGCCTGCCGGAACCTCTCTGCAGTCTATAATGGGCGACTACAAGGGTGACCAGGAGCAGTTCAAGGCTACTCTGCAACAGCAGATTCAAAACCAAGTCCAGGCTATTACTGACCCTAGCAACATGGAACGTGTAGTGGTGCAGGCCGCCACTGCGGGCAACGCAGGTCAGAACATGACCGTAACCGTGTTCGACAAGAAGGGCACATTCCAGACTATGTCTGTGAACCTCCGCGACGTTCAGGCTACTGCGCAGGCTGCGTATGATTCCGCACTGGCTGGTGCTATGAAGATTGGCAGCGAACAAGTAGGCGTACGTCCCGCTACCTTCTATGACCACGACAACGGTCGTGCTGTCAGCGTGCAAGTCAACGGTCGTAACGCGGTGGGGCTGGAACCCTCGCTGTTTAGTGACATACTCGCTACCACTATGAAGTTCGAAGGGTTCCGAGAAGGTAAGGGCAAGGGTAGTGTAGGCTTCGGTCTGCACGTTAACTCAGGCATGCCTGTCCCACAGAAAGTGACCATTGATGACGGCATCAGTATCCTCAAATCCTCCATGGAGAAGCAGTACGTTCCGAACGTGCAGAAGCAACTCAAGGGGCAGGGTTTGAGTGCCTCCGACGAGGCGTTAAAGGTCATGGTGGACCTGAACTATCACGGTGGTAACGGTAGCTCTGGCCCCGTAGCAGAGGCGATGGCGCAGGTACGCAAGGCTGCTAAGGCCCCAGTGGGGGCATATCAGTATCCTGTATCTGAGGCCCAGGGCAGGGTTTGGCAAGCGCTGCGGAATACCCCGGCGTACAAGCAGGCCCAACCTGAGCGTAAGAAGTACCTGGAACAAAATCTACGCGATTGGCTCTTTGAAGCAACGCACTAACCAGAGGCCCTTCGGGGCCTCCCCTTATCAAAATTCTTTTAGGAGATATTATGGCTCAGTTTCTGAACCAAGAACCGAATCCACAGGAAAAGGATTCTGCTAAGGGCGCAACACTTAAACCTGCGCCTGAGCGCATAGATTGGAACGATGCCGGGGACAACGGTCTGAACGCACTGGGGCGTGCCTCATTACTGGCACAGGCCAAGACCCCAGCCACTACAGCCGGGGAGAGCTTTGCATCGGGTATGGGAAACAGCATCATCGCTGCAGCTATCCGCAAGGCCTCTGCCCCAGCATTTGACCGAGACCAGAATTTTAACGCCAAGCAGACTCTGAGCAGCGATACCCGGGCTAAGTTGTATGTTCCAAATCAGGAAGAGATTGAGTACCTGCACGACTCGGTGTCAGTTGAGGATTACAACTACCGCATGCAGCAGATGCTTGAGCAACGCGACCGTGACCGCCTAATGGCCGACAACACAGTAGCCGGATTCGCGGGTATTCTGGTAGGTGATTCCCCGTTCATCCTGGCCCCTGTGTCTGCGGCTGGTATTGCTGGGCGCACCGGCCTGGCCGTACGCTCCGCTATCCGTGCTGCTGACGTAGGTACAGCAATGTATGCTCAGGACCAACTGGGGCAATCTGCCGCAGTCACGGCGCTAATTGCCGGGGTGGCCGGTCTGGACCAACTATGGGATATATCTAGGGCCGCCAAGGCTGCTGCCAGGGCCCGTACTGGGCGTGAGCCTGCTTTTGACACGGATGCGCCTACAACTCGTACAGCCAGGGACGCTAATGTTACAGGAGTAGGAGAGGGGGAGGATATCCTCACTAGGGCGCTGGATGAGAGTATCCCGGTATCCCGTAATAATACTACTGCAGTGACTGTGAAGGCACAACACGTAATTCAGTTTTTGAAAACATCTACGCACTTGACAGCAGGCCAGAAGGCTATTCTGGATACTCTGGGAGATGCCGTAAACGACATTGATTTTAAACTGGTGGCCGGTTCAGCAAACCGTAGCCGGTACACCTATTCCCAGAGAGATTTAGCTTTACGTGGAGAGGTATCACTGCGCGCACCTAAGAGCGCCAACGGCACTACGTGGGAGACGGCTGGGGACGCACTGCGCGCCATGGACGCGGGCACTAGTCGTGTAGCTGTGCATGAGCTGATTCACGCCGCCACCGCGCGCGCCGTTGACAGCAACCCGGAGTTGGCCAAGCGTCTGGAAGACGTACGCGCTGCTGTGGCTGCTGACGCTACGCTGACTGGGCGTATGCGCTATTATGCTAGTGACGTGCACGAGATGCTGGCAGGACTAGGCGACAGCCCGGAGTGGGTGGAGTACCTAGCGCGCACCCAATCTGCTGGCGGTAAGAGCGCACTACGCCAGGTCGGGGAGTACATCATGAACGCTCTGGGCATCAAGGCCAAAGGCTCTGCCTTGGAAGATGTCCTGGATGCGTACGAGGATGCCGTTAAGTGGACAGCTAAGGATTATGCAGACCAAGCCCAGAGCTTCCGCAGTGAAGCCTTTCAGGACCTAGCAGGCAGTACTACCCTCAACGAGGCTAAGGGTGCTAAAGCTATGCTGGATGGTGCTAAGAGTAAGTTTGCCACTATGTTCTCCTTGTATGATAATATCGCACAAGGTAACGAAGACTTGGCTAAACTGCTTGTATCGGATGCTACGGCAGTAGGCGGACGTAAGCCATCAGTAGTAGACTTCAAGCGCAACCTCACCTTAGAGATGGACGCAAGCGCTAGCATAGTAGAAGATGCTATTATTGGAGCGCTGCGGGACCGTGGCGTAGGTATGCTCTCACGGTTCTTCCACCGCCAGTCTTTCAGGACTGCACGTGCTGAGCTAGAAGGCCGTTTAGGTACATACCTAGATTCCGCGTATAGTGCCGAAGTTCATGGGCGTCCTGTGCCTGTACCCGATGCAGAGATTGCCCCACTGGTAGACGCATACCGAAGGTCTGGGTGGGCGGGTAAGTGGTACGAACATATGCGCGCCGCTGGTTTGGTTGACGATGGGGCGTTGGTTAAGTCCGACTATTACTTCCCGCGCCAGTATAGCTACGACAAGATGCGTCAAGGTATTATGCAAGGCAACACCCTGGACGATTACCGGGCCCTGTTCCGCTCCGCTCTGCGGGATGTATATCCCAGCATGGAATCCGAAACAGTGCAGCGCGTTGCTAAGGAGATGGTTGACGGTATATACAATGGCCGTGCTGGACAGTCTGGCCCTATGTGGCAGCAGCTGATTAACGGTATGGGCAACGATGAGGTCGTTATGGCTATGCGCAGCGCTGGTGTAGATGAGTCTGCAATCCAGAGCTTCCTAACCGCTAACGTACGCGAATCCGGTAGCACATCCCCTGCGCGGAACCTGCGCCAGCGTACTCGGTTCAACATGGACAAAGAGTATCTGGTGAATGGTAAGAGCATGCGCATGCAGGACCTGATGGATACTGATGTAGCCAAGGTTATGCACGGGTATACTAACCGTATGTCTGGGCGTGTCGGTATGGCCTACGCCGGTGTACAGGACCTGGGGCAGTTGGGTAAGATGATTGATGAATCTAAGCATACCCTGGCTAATCCAGCCAAGTGGGAGAAGACTGTCAATGATACTATCGACTTTATCCTGGGCGGGGCACCCGCTGATGCGGGGCAGCTTCCGGACCTGCTGCGCGCGGCTGGTAATATGGCGAACGCCACGATGCTCAAGAACTCCGGACTGTACCAGATAACCGACACAGCTCTGGCTATGAAGGAGTTCGGTATGGCCAGGGTCCTGCGGAGTATGCGAGATCAACCCTGGTTCAAAGAGGGTTCTGTGGCTATTAATACCCCAGATATGGCATCACGTCTGGATGTTGTGCTGCGTGGTAACATCCAAAGGGATATGCGCTTCCGCTGGTTGAATACGTACGCCGACGATAACCTGGACCTAACCCGTCAGGCCTCTTGGTTCAACGTCACCCAGAACGTTGGGCAGGCTGCACGTCACGTCAACGGCATGAGTATGGTGCACCGGTTGCAGGTTAACCTGAACTCCGGTATTGTGGCGGACGAGCTTACGCAGATGTTCAAGGGTGATGCTGAGGCGTTTAAGCGTCTGGAGCGTTTCGGGCTTACCCGTGACGTTGCGGACCGCGCTATAGCTGCCAACAAGGCTAACCCGGGCGCTATGTTCCAGCCGGACCTGCAAATGCAAGTTGAGGTTGTAGGGACGCGCATGATGGATTATGTAGTGCAGCAGGTGCGTACAGGTGAAACCTCCCACTTCGCGCAGTTCAACCCTATCGGTAAACTTATTGTCGGCTACCAGAGCTTTGCACTTGCGGCCACTAACAAGATTCTCCGCAGAGAGTTGAACGATGCGGGGTGGATTGGTATGGCACACATCATGGCTTACCAGTTCCCATTGATGTTGCTGGCTACTATGGCTAAAAGTAGTATGGATGGCAAAGAGGCGGATACTAGCAGACTTATTAGCGAGGCTGCTCTGGGTATGAGCGCTATCGGCGGTATATCCATGCTGTCAGCTGCATTCCTTGGGGACACTCCGAGACACTCCCTAGCGTCAATGAGTTATATCACTGGGGTATTGGGGGCTCTGCAGGGGCTGGCTACAGGGGATTCCGACATTAAGACATTCCTTAGACTGGTACCACTAATCCAGGAATTCGCACCTACGCGAGCTATCATCAATAACTTCGGAGACGATTAATATGGCATTCAGCTGGCAAGAGTCGGTAAAGCCTGCAGGTACTCAGGATATCCAGTGCGATATCGAGTACCTGGATAAGTCCTATATTCACGTTTACTTAGATGGTGCTGAGACTACTGCCTTCACTTGGACCAGCTCCACCAATATTCGTCTGAACTCTCCGCTGTCTGTAGAGACAGCGGTGCTTCTAATCCGTAAGACTGAACGAGAGTACCTCTACATTGAGTTTGCTAGTGGTGCTCCGTTCATTGAAGGCAACGTAGATACCCAGAACACTCAGTTCCTGCACCTAGCACAAGAGCTGGTTGAGGGGCGTTCTATCGAGGGATTCTACGGCGATATTAACATGCACCGTTACCGCATCACGAACCTGGGCTACCCGGTGGATGCAAGGGACGCTGCAAACAAGCAGTACGTCGATGCCGGGGATGCCCGGCTAGACCAACGTATTGATGCAGAGCACGCTGCTTGGGCGGCTGCTGTAGACAATGAGGCGTCTATTCGCAAGACTGCTGACGATGCGTTGGGCGTGCGCACCACGAACCTCGAGCAGACGTATTTCAACGCTAACACGAACAGCTTCCCTTGGTGGACCGTTCTGACAGCAGACACAGACACTGTAACGCCAGGTATGCCTTTCACTAAGGCCAAGGTGCGTGTCAATGGGGTAACACAGACCGCAGGCTACTCCTACGCCGTTAACGCTGGCGTCGTGAAGTTCGCTGAGGTTCTCCCAGCTGGCGCCCTGGTTGATATGACTATCGGGATTGACACAGAAGCTGATACTAGTGCTGTATCTACAGTGCTGGGTCTGTTGGCTAGCTCCAGTGGGGCCAGCTACATCGGGACGTCTGCAGGGATGACCGTGGAGCAGTATATTGGCTCTAAACTTGATGCCGACCAGCTGCAGGACTCTAGCATTATTCACTTCATGACTGGGGCTGATAGAAATACTCTGCTCAATACCCCTGGGGCGGAAGTAGCTGTGGATTACGCACTACAGGCGGCTATTGATGCTGGGTTAAAATCTGTGGTGTTTCCGTGGAGTGTTGCGGGTATATACACTCTAAACGGCTCGGTGACTATACCAGGCGGGTTTACCATAACCGGCAAGTGTAGCAAACCCTACACCTTGAACAGCGCCAATCCTGGGTCTACTTTCATAGGAAAAGGCACCGTTATCAGGAAGGCAGCGGGGGCTGACTACATCTTTGGACCTGGCAGTGCTTTCCGTATATTCGGCTGTATCCTTGACGGTCGAGATAATCTGAGACCACTAATAAACCAGACAAACCAAGTTCGCGGTGGTATACTATTTGACTGTGGATTGTATAGATTCCTACGCATAGGGAGTTATGCGTATACTTCAATCCAGATAGGTAAGAGTAGTATTTGTGCCAACACTGTGGGCTGTTATAACTTTATAGATTCTAGAGTTATAGACGTTACCATAAACGCCAATATGGGCCACGGTGTACACAACACCACAGGGGCTAATAATAACCTGTACGAGAACGTCAGAAACGAGTGGAACGATGGTGTTGGGTATTTATTCAACGGCTCAGTTGGGAATATCGTATCCGGGGAGCTTGTAGACAGAAACGGCTCGGCAAACTTTGCTGTACTGAACGGTGGCGGCTGCTTGGTATCGGGTGTCTTTACGCAACGTCCTGGTAGGACTTCCGCTTCCGGCTCGTCCTACAACACTCATTTCTACATGGAGGGGGCGGGATCCTACCTCAACCTTTCTGGAGTCATTTCCCGCTCGGGGGTTGATGACGGCGGCGGCGGTACACTGACCCCCGAGCGGGTGATAGTGTGCGGTGGTGGCAGTACAGCTATGACGCTAATTGCTAGCGGTTGTGATTTAACCGGTTCTACCTTATCCCCCGTACTGTATAGCACCAGGCCCGCTAGTATAGCTATACGTGGATGTCTTGGGGTGGCCGAAACCAACTCTGTCGGGGTGTACCAGTACTTGTCTGGGCGCACTAACGTAGGCGGTGTGTATCAAAGACAGGTGCTGTCATCGACCGTCGGGGCCACTCTGTCTGTGTCTTGGGTGGGGGAGGCGCTAGCAAACCCCAGCACCAGTCCTGCCAGTACTCCAAAATGCAGAACACTGCACATAGAGGCAATCACCTCCTCTGGGGTTGTGTCTGACTTTCACCTTCCTTTTAGGGTTCGAAGGATATCTAGCACTGCTGCCTTGGACGTGTTTGGGACTGAGGCAGTGTCTAGACCTGGGGGCGTGTGGGCAGTATCCGGAGCTACTGGCGTAAACGTGACTCTAACAGTCAGTGCTGACGGTAGCACAGTTACAGCTACTCTCACTAACGTTGATGGGGTGGGCAGGTTTGTAGATATGTACTTATCCCCCAACTAAGAGGTGACAAATGGACTACGTAGATACGTACGCTGAGTGGTATGACGAGCTGATAAATATGGATGTGGAAGGGATTCTGCTACCATATAGATTGGCTTATTTGGAGTACTTTAACGCCGGTATATCTCCGGCACAGGTACTTGAGTATATTAAACAGGGTGGAGAATAATGGCAGGGGCGGCTAAACGCAGTCGCCTCTCGGAGCTGCACCGTATGTTCACCGAGGCCTTGATTGAAGAAATCAAGCAGTCCAAAGAAGACGAGGTGCCGCTCCCCGCCGCAGATAAATCTGTTATCGCTAAGTTCTTGAAGGACAACGACATCACCGCGGATGCAGATTCCGAGGAGATGCAGGATCTTCGTGACGAATTCGATGACGAACTAGCGGCGCGCAGAGAGGCGCGTAAGAAAGAGATTTTAAACAAGATTAGTGGTTCAGACTCTGAGGACTTACTAGAAGGAATTGTCTAATGGTATCGGTGAAGACTGCGCGAAGACTGCGCATGCTCAACCAGAAACTTACTGGTTATAGTGCGAACCCGCGCAGTATTCCCAAAGAGGAGCGCGAGGACATCGCGATGATGATGGCCGCTGCGCTAAGTGACTTCCGGGAGTTCGCATACATCGGTATGCGCTTCCTGGGCTTTACGCTCACGGACATGCAGGCCGACATTGCAGAGTACATGCAGAAGGGCCCTAGGAAGCGCATGGTGGCCGCGCAGCGTGGTGAGGCTAAGTCTACACTGGCTGCGCTCTACGCCGTCTGGAGGCTCATCCAGGACCAATCCTGCCGTATCCTGATTGTGTCCGGTGCAGAGAAGCAGGCGTCCGACGTGGCGAACTTAATCATTCGTATGCTGGAAACCTGGCCGCTACTGTGCTACTTGAAGGCTGATTCTACTCGTGGGGACCGTACTTCATTCGAAGGTTATGATGTTCACTGCGACCTGAAACCTCTGGATAAGTCCGCCAGCGTAGCCTGTGTAGGTATTACTGCATCCCTGCAGGGGAAGCGTGCGGACCTGCTGATTCCAGACGATATCGAGACCACCAAGAACGGCTTAACGCAAACCCAGCGTGAGCAGCTGCTGACGATTTCTAAAGACTTCGCGGCCATCTGTACGCACGGGGATACGCTGTACCTGGGTACACCACAGACCAAGGACAGTATCTATAAAACCCTGCCGGGACGTGGCTTCGAGGTACGCGTGTGGCCTGGGCGCATTCCGTCTGTTGAAATGGAAGAGCGATATGGAAGTACACTTGCACCTTATATCCGGGAGCTTATTGAGCGCGGCTATAAACGCACTGGCTTCGGCGTCGATGGGACGCTAGGCGAGAGCACGGACACTGGGCGCTACGATGAGGATGCCCTGATTGAGAAGGAGCTGGACTTCGGTCCGGAAGGCTTCCAGCTACAGTACATGCTCGACACTACCCTGTCCGACCAAATGCGTACGCGCATCAAGCTTTCGGATATGCTGGTTTACTCTGGCAGCCAGGATTCCTCCCCAGAGACGTTCTCCTACATCGCGGACCGCCGGTACTTGTACCAGCACGAGCATGAGGGGATTATGGGTCAGCAGATGTACTTCCCGGCATTCTACGGGGATATGCACTTGCCGTACCAGCATAAGGTGCTGGTGGTGGACCCGGCTGGCTGTGGTGGGGACGAAGTGTCCTACGCTGCTGGCGGTGCTGCGAACTCGTACATTCACTTATTCTCCGTAGGCGGCTTCCAAGGAGGTATCAGCGAAGAGAACATTGATAAACTGATTGACCTGTGCGTAGAGTTAGACATCCCGGATATGGTGGTAGAGAGCAACATGGGACACGGTACCGTGTCTATGCTTATCCTAAACCGGCTGCGGGAGCGACGTCTCGCCGGTATTGGCGTAAGGGACCTGAACAACTCCACGCAGAAAGAGCGTCGTATAATCGACACAATCAGCCCCGTTACTCGTCGTCACCGCCTGGTGGTGCATGAGCGTGCTATTCACGACGACATTAGCACTTGTATGGCGTACTCCCGCGATAGGCGTTGGCTGTACTCTGCGTTCGCTCAGTTGTCCGGCATCACGTACGACCGCGGCAGTCTGGCGAAGGATGACCGAGCAGACGCAATCGCTATGATGGTGGCTACGCTGAACGGGCATCTGGTGGAAGATGAGAAAGTAGTAGCTGAGCGTGAGTCTGAGAAGCTGGCTCGGGCCTTCATTGAGAACCCGCTGGATTGGGCACAGAGCAAAGTGTCTAAGGGCCTTAGGGGTGTAGCTGCTCGGTTGCAGAACCGCGGCAGAGGTAAACAACATAGAGGAAGAAGATAATGGCATCAATCATCGCGGCTAAAACTGCGGACGTCCAGTACTCCATTGTAGGCACGTGCCAGAACTTGGAGAAGCAGGTGCAGCCGGACTACAACGTAGGATTCGTAGGTACGACTGCACTGACTAAGCTGAACGCGTTCTTCACGTACATGCAGTCCCAGGGCTATACGGCCACACGTGCCGGTACAGCCTTCAAGGATGATGGTACGCTGCAGGCGCGCCTGTTCAGCATGCTGTCTCAGCTCTCTAAGACCGGCTACGTCGCCCTTACGGGCACAGGTATGCCGCTCGGCGAGGGTTCTGGTACAGCGTTTGACACGTCGTTTACTGCACTGCAAAGTGCGTTCGTAGCCGCTACTGATGCGGCAGCATAAGGAGAGTACACATGGCAATTGCAAAAGCAACCCCAGCGCAACAGCAGGAGCTGCTGCGTCAGCTGAACATTCTCGGTAAGGACCTGTACGCTATCCTTACGCAGCCCCAGAACGTGACCCAGACTGGTGCTGCCTTCGATACCAAGATTGCTGCGCTTGAAGCCGCAGTAGCTGCAGTGAAGGCTGCTAGCTAATGCGTAAACTGGTCGCTGGGTTACTGCTCGCGGTTACTCTGACTGGTTGCTCGGCGACCTCTGCACTCACCGGCTTAGTTGGTTCTAAGCCGGATGTATCTGCTCAGGTTGGTGCCGAGAACACCAAACAAACCGTCGGCTTGAACAACAAGGTGGACTCCAGCACCACCAACAAAACCGATGTACAGGATTCTAACGTGGGCACCCTGGATACTTCTAGCAAGAAGCAAGTGCAGGCTATTAGTACCGGCACAATCCAGGCAGAGCGCCTGCAAGTGGTTAACAATGATAGTTACAGTCTTATCCTCGCCGGATTAGCTGGGGCCAGTATTCCCCTGGTCTTCCTAGTGGTCATTCTGGTGATTCGTAAGCTGTTCAGGAAGAAGGGGCAGCAGGATGATTAAGGTAGGAGACATGGTTGGGGCAGACCTCGCTACCCGGGCAGGTGCAGCAGTTACCGGCGCTACGGTATCAGGGGGTTGGTTGGCAGAGTTAATGAGCTGGAACTGGAGCACTATCAGCTTCATCACTGCGACGGTGTGCGCAGTGCTAACCCTGGCGTGGAGTGCGTATTACAAACGACGTACATTCAAGCTCCTAGAGGAGCAGGCACGTAAGGGGACTATTAAATATGAGTTTAAGGACTAAGGTTATTGCGGCCCTCACGGGGGCCACTATGCTTGGCGGTGCCATTACTGGCGTAGTCCAGCACAACGAGGGTCTGAGTCTTACCGCCTATAAAGATAGCGCCGGTGTCCCTACAATCTGCTACGGAGAGACAAAGGGCGTCAAGATGGGCCAGAAAGCCACTCTGAGCGATTGTCAGAAGCAACTGATAGAATCAGCAGGGGAACATGCAAAGGCTCTTGACGGGCTTCCTATGCAGCTCTCTGACGTAGCTTTGGTTGGGTCTATAGACTTCATTTATAACGTAGGCGTAGCAGGCTTCAATGGTAGCGCTGTGAAGCTACACCTAAAGAGACTGGATTACGCTGCGGCTGCTGAGTCCGTACTGGGTTGGCGTTATATTAGCAAGTACCAGCAGAAGTCCCCCGGTACTGGTTGGGTGTACAAGGGCAGAAACCGCTGGACCTTTGACTGCTCTCAGTACATTAATGGTCAACGTAATAGGGTGTGCTGGGGCCTGTGGGAGCGCCGGCAGTGGCAGAGTAAAGCCATTGGGAACCAGTATAAGAACGTAAACGCTGCTGTAGCAGCACTTAAAAATATTGGAGGTTAACATGGCACTGGTTGAGCTTGTACAAGCAAAGGCACCGGTAGTAGCGGAGGCTACTACGGCTTCCGTCGGCGGGGTATTGCAGGGTGCAGCCGTAGCTGATGCTACCGATACAACACCGGAGGCTCTGGCTGTTACTCTAGCGGCGCTATTAGCTTCTCTACGGGCCTCTGGAGCTATCGCGGAGTAAGCCTAGGGTAAGTACTGGGGTAAGTGCTGAGTGGCTTCTGGTGGCTCCCTATAGGCTCTCTGAGGCTGTCTGGGTGCACGTCTATACCTGAACTCGAAATTTGTTATACTTACCCGACAGGGTCCCTCACCCTGAACGACGGCAATTGCCCCCATAGGGGGTGCCTAGCGTCAATTTAGGGGGGGGGGGGCACTAGTGCAGCCGCCTAGTGCGCACCAGAGGGCCTGAGCGGGCCTGTGCTGCGTTCTAGGGCTATCGCTAGTGCTACCCTACGGCTATCACTGTGCGTTCACTATGGCGCTTCCTGTGCGCTCTATGAGGCGCTAGGGCTATCCCTGTGCGCCCCCTGTGGGCCATAGGGGTGGTGCCTAGCGTCAATTTAGGGGGGGGGGGGGGGCCATAGAGCGCCCGCCCAGTCGGAACCAGAGAGGGTGAGGGGGCGGGGGGCGGTA